ATTACAAATGAATTACAACGAGACATGTTAAAATATTTTAAAGATAAAGGAAGTGTCTTTAGAGAAAGTATGCCAAGTGCTTCCGCTCTTAAAGTAGAATACGACAAGTTAGTGTCATTACAAAATCAATTAAGAGAATTATCAAGAACACCTGTTCCTGAAATTACAGATGATATGTTAAAAGCAGCAAAAAATGTAGAAGCACAACAAACAGCTATATTAGATAATCTAGCAGATGAGTTTAATTTACAACTAAACAAACAGCTATTTCCTAACTTACCATTTAAATTAAGAGATCAATGGGCGGATGCATCTATTAAAAGAGATATTTACGAAGCAGCATATCGTAAGTTTGTTTTAAAAGATCCAAACGCTACTGACTACTATGCAATCACACCTGCAAATTTGGTAACAAAAAGGTATTCACATCAAGGATCTACAGCAACGCCTCAAGCAGATAGAATAGCGGACAAAAAACGCAGATTAGAAAGTTGGATTAGTGGGGGTATGGAAGGTGATATAGCTGCTTCCCAATATCCAGGTGTAGGAATGTATGAATTTTATGGTGGTCCAGGAGAAGATGTTGTAACCGAAAGTGGTAAACATTTTACATCATCTATGGAAAAAACACTTAAACGTATTGCAAAAGAGAACAACGTAAAATTAGAAGTTTTACCAGTGAGAATATCAAGTGGTAAACGAGAAGTATTTCAAATTGTAGATAGAGGCACAGGTGAGGTTTTAGGTGTAGCCAACACAGGCAGACAAGCTGATGCAATTGCCAATGATATTATTAGTAATACTGATAAAAAGGTTAACGTTAAAAGAGCCGAAGAGTTTGACACAGCACCTAGTTTTGGTGTAGAATTGACGCCTTCTATGGCAGAGGCATTTAAGGCATACATGGCCTCTGGTGGCTATGTTGCAGACGAAGAAATAGTAGGAGCTTATGGCGATTGATAAAAGAATACAAAACCCCCTTTCACCAGAACCGCAAGATTTTGATAAAGGTACTGTTCCAGTTGATATAAACGGAGTTGAAATAACTGATGATGTAGAAATATTAGAAGATGGTTCTGCTATTGTTGGTGATCAAGTAGAAGATATACAAGTTGATTTTAATACAAATATTGCTGAAGTATTAGATGAAAAAGAATTAGGTAGACTTTCTTCAGAGTTAATGGAGAAGGTAGAAAACGATAAATCATCAAGAAAAGAATGGTCAGAAACATATCGTAAAGGATTAGACCTTTTAGGTTTCAAATATCAAAATAGATCACAACCTTTTCAAGGAGCAAGTAGTGTTACACACCCGATGTTAGCGGAATCGGTAACACAGTTTCAAGCACAAGCATATAGAGAATTATTACCAGCAGGTGGTCCAGTCAATACACAAGTAATTGGAAAAATAGACCCTGCAAAAGAAGAACAAGCAGAACGTGTAAAAGAATTTATGAATTATCAAATTATGCATGTGATGGAAGAGTATGATCCTGAATTAGATCAAATGTTATTTCATTTACCTCTTGCAGGTTCAGCATTTAAAAAAGTTTATTATGATGATGTATTACAGAGAGCTGTTTCTAAGTTTGTATCAGCAGATGATTTATTAGTTCCATACACAGCAACAGATTTATATTCTACAGAAAGAATTACGCACATTGTTAAAATGAATGAAAATGAAATTCGTAAACAACAAGTAGCGGGTTTCTATCGTGATGTTGATGTACAATCATTAGACAACGAAGATCGTGTTACAGAAAAAGAAAGACAAATAGAAGGTATTCAAGATACGGGAATGGAAGATGAATATACTTTGTTTGAAATGCATATTGATTTAAATATTGAAGGTATAGATAGTGACGACGGAATTAAAGTTCCATATATTGTAACAATTGATGAAGGATCTACACAAGTTCTTTCTATTTACAGAAACTATAAAGAAGATGATCCTCTTAAAAAGAAAAACAAATATTTTGTCCACTATAAGTTTTTGCCTGGCATGGGTTTTTATGGCTTTGGTCTTATCCACATGCTCGGGGGATTATCAAGAACTGCCACAGCAGCACTTAGACAACTTCTCGATGCAGGTACGTTGTCCAATCTCCCTGCAGGTTTTAAAGCTAGAGGGTTGCGAGTTAAGGACGATGATTCACCACTCCAACCAGGAGAATTCAGAGATGTAGATGCACCTGGCGGAAGTCTGCGTGAAGGCTTAATGCCATTACCTTACAAAGAACCAAGTCAAACATTATTTCAATTATTAGGTTTTGTTGTAGAAGCAGGCACTCGTTTTGCTACTATTGCTGATCAAAAAATAGGAGATGCTGCAGGATCAGGTGCTCCTGTTGGAACAACAATGGCAATAATGGAAAGAGGCACTAGAGTAATGAGTGCTATACATAAACGATTACATTATGCACAAAAGGTAGAGTTTAATATTCTTTCTAATATTTTTAAAGAGTCTTTATCTCCTACTTATCCTTACAAACCATCTGGTCAACAAGGATTTGAAATGGTTAAACAACAAGACTTTGATGACAGAATAGATGTTATACCTGTTTCTGATCCAAATATATTTTCTATGTCTCAACGTGTTACGTTGGCACAAACACAATTACAATTAGCACAAGCTGATCCTGCTTCGCACAATATGTATGAAGCATATAGAAGAATGTATGAGGCACTTGGTGTAAAAGATATTGTTTCAATTTTACCAACACCTCAACAACCACAACCTTTAGATCCAGGTATAGAAAATTCTAAAGCTTTAATGGGTCAAACACTTAGAGCATTTAGAGGACAAAATCACATGGCACATATTGATGCTCACCAAGCAATGATGTCATCATTTTTAGTAAAAAATAATCCTCAAACTTTAACGTTATTAGAGTCTCATGTAATGGAACACGTTGCTTTACAAGCTAGAGAAGAAGTAGAAGAAGAAAATAGAGAAGCAATTGAACAACAATCAGCTCAATACGGAGGTCAACTACCTCAAGAAATTCAAATGCAATTCCAAGAAATTATTGAATCACGAACAGCAGAGAAGATTGTTGAAATGACAGAGGAAATGATCACAGAAGAACAAGAATATTTAGAGTCAGAAAATGCTGATCCTTTAATTGCTTTAAAACAACAAGAAATTAACATAAAAGCTATGGAAAATGAGCGTAAGAAAAACTATGATGAGGTTCGTTTAGGCTTAGATCAAGCAAAATTACAACAAACAGCAGATTTAACTCAAGATAAAATAGATTCTCAGGAAGATATTGCTCAATTAAGAGCAAATGTTAACTTAGAAAAGGCAAATACGCCAAGAAAAGAGAAGATACAAAAAGATGTTGACTTCGAAGACTAATTTAGATCTTAAATTAGAAGAGTTTTTTATTTCTTTAATGGAGATGGTAGAAAAGTCTTCCAAAACATCTGAAGATAGTGTACTTTTAGCAGGCGCTATGATGAGCATGGCTAAAGTTTTATACTTTCAGGAGTTAGGACCCAAAGAAGGACAAGAAATACTCGATAAAGGCATTTTTGATTTTGTTGAGGTATTAAAACCAACCATTCACTAGGAGATATTATGGCAAACACTCGCAGAATGAATAGATTAGAAGAACTTGGCAGAGTAGATGCCGAAAAAGCTTACACAAGAAAAGGTAAAAAGAACCTTAAAGCAGAAAAACATAGAATTGTGGGAGAATTAAAAAGAAAAAAAGGTGGATCAACTAAAAGAAGTATGGGTCCCGCTGGAGCGTCAACAGTTAGTGCTGATGGCAAAAGAATGGCACAACGAAAAAAAGCACGTGATGCAATGGCACAGCTTACAAGATTATTAGGAAGTTCTAAGTTTGCTAAAAGGCGGAAAGTTCCTAAACCATTAACTGGTAGATCGGCTGCTGCAAAAAAAGCTGCTGGTAAATCTAAAAAAGTAGCTACAATGATTGGTAAATTTAAACAAGGTAAAGGTAATCCTGCAGGTAAAGATATGAGCCTAAAAGGAAAACTTATGAAAAGTGTTGCTAAAATGAAAAACTATAAAGCTAAACCTTTAAGAGGTGGCGGAATAGCAAAACGTGGCATGGGAAAGGCAAAATAATGGCTTTGACAAAACCTAAAAAAGAGACAAAACCTAAAAAACCTACTACTTTAGCAGAATATCAAGCTCAAGGATGGAAGGTTGGACCGATTATGAAAATGTCTGACCCGCCTGTTTACACTTTAACTAAAGATGGTAAAACTATTCAGTTTAGACCACCAATGAAAAAAAATCCTTTTGGTAACAGACCAAAAACACCAAGAGAAGAAAAACCTAGTAGAAAACTTCCAAAGAATTTAAAAGGTTTAGGTAAAAGGGCTGCTGAAGCTTTAAGAGAAAAGTTTGGAAAACAAGCTCCTATTAATAAAAAAGCTGGAGGTCTAGCAGGTAGACTAGCTAAACGTGGTTACGGAAAGGCAATGAGATGACATTAAACAACCCAAAACCAAAATATATCAATGGTTCAAAATATCCAAATGCAAAGATGACTGTAACAAAAGATATGAATCCTTATGCAGGATCTCATGTTAATAAAACAGCTATTGCAGATGTATATAGTGCTACTATGGAAGGACCTAAAGTTAAAGATAACTTAGGTGCTGGACCAAAAGGTCAACGTAGTAAAGTACAAATTAAAAAAGTACCATTCAAAGGTTTAAGATAACATCTTATTCTGGTATAAACTAATTCTCAAAAAGGAGGTCTTATGAATCTACTTAAAGATTTATGGTCACATATTAAAGAGTGGAGTGACTC